TCCGCGATGGGCTCCGCGATGGGCTCCGCGATGGGCTCCGCGATGGGCTCAATTTCTCGAGATGCTTCTTTATTTTTTTCTTCTTTGGTAGAAATTTCAGACTCATTTGACTCTGTAGATATACATCCGAATCGTGTCAACAGCGAAATCATTTATACTAAATTGTAAAGCTATAAATGATTTTCAATTTATAATTTATCTTTTAAGATTGGTTCGACCTCTATGTAGCTATTAACCTCGTTAGCAAACTCTTCTTTTGTTATACAAACAATGTAATCTTCGTTTCCCGTCCACCATCGATTTAGATAATGATGGTAATGTCTATCTAGAATATTCATTGTACATGTGGAACCACCTTTCCAGTTATACGGATCCCTAAGAAATGTATAAAGTGTGCCTGGTTCACAAGGATGGGTATTGCTCCATAAGTTTTCGAGATTTGGAAACTTGCTCTTTCTGACATTATAATAGAAAAAATTCTTATCACATCGATTGAAAATAGCTGTCTTAGCGTTCGGAAAAATTGTATTGTTAAAAGTATTAATACAGTCACTAAACATAATAGTTTTATTCATACAATATCCACCGTTAGGTAAAGAGCTGTTACACCTAAAGACTGCCATACCCGGTTTAGTTATGCCAAACTTTATATTTGGCATGTGGATAATTGTTTTCGGTAATACGTTAAGAGGAAGTGGAATAGTAGCCATTTATAATATGTATTTATGTTTTAAATATATATGAATTTTATATTTTGGCAAGATGATTAACACCTTTTCATACCGGATTGATAAGATCCGGAAGTGTGCATGGGGTACTTCCTTAATTGCCATAATTCGTTATTTCGCTTTCTCATTAATCTTTCTTGGAGCTCAGTTCTTTGTTGTAGAGAAGATCTTAGAAATGTGTCTTGTGCTAAAGCTCGAATATCGTTAGTATGTATGTTACCACAACGATTCTTGTTATTCATTGGACCATAAGTATCTGCATATGAAGCAAAATCAATATTGCTTCGAGAAATATAATTAGGCATTCTTATGGCATTGACATCGTCATAGTAGAATCTCGTTTGACCCGTCACACCTTCTGTATACGATCTATAGGAAGTTCCGTAGCCAGAAAATCTTGGATCGTAGACATCTGCTTCAGTAACTCCCATGTATGGGAGCTGATTAGTTTCTTTTTGTTGAAATAACCGAGGGTCGTGCTCTGTATAAGTCAAACCTTTACCGTCTTTTCGGGTACAGGTAACTGGTTCAAATTGTTGGGTAAACGATATTCCAATATTTGCATTGATTGGTTCAATAATTTCGCTGTGTGTATATATATCCGGTTGAATGTTTTGCATAAAGAGATTTTTATTGAACTGTTTCATTTCGTTTGTTTGATCACAATTGCCGACAGCTAAATTAGTTGGCAAATTATATTTAAGTTGACTCGGATTATATCCACAAGTCGTATTAACCCATCCGGTTCTATTTGGCTTAATTTGGACATTTTCGTCGTACCCCTCTTTAACATTCTCTTTAAGATAGACAGGAGAAAATACTGTTGGCTGAGGTGATTGAATTGGTGTCGGTTCTGGATTTGACGGTAAGGGGCATTGCCTTTCAGTATATCTTTCTTTATATCTTTCTTTATATCTTTCTTTATATCCCTCTCTTTTCTTGGCAGAATATGCAGTCGATGTATTTCCGACCGTTTTATGTAAAGGTAGCGTGACAACAGGTTGGGGAGACACGATAGGATTTGATTCCCCGGGGCCACAAGGCTTGGTAACTGGGTGACACTTATCGGAAATACCTTCGTACATAGTATTATCGTAAGATTCAATTACATCACATGGATGTTTGGGAGGTTTTCCGGGGACTAGGCATGCATCTAGTCTATCACAACAATTTGAGACATTATATCCTGATAAATAAGTATCATACTGGCTTTCAGTATTTATATGCGAATGATTGATGAGATTATTAGCTTTCCAATAATCTAGCGCAGCCAGAGGTGGTGTAACCACCGGTGCTATTAGTGTTTTAGGATTGGGTGGCCCGGCCAATGCTTGATTGATAGATACGAAGTTAGGGTCGTTTGGACTAAGCACTACTTCATCATTACAGAACAATAATGATTGGGGTCTATCTATTACGGTGGATCCATTAACCTGGCTTGTTAATTGTGCTGTATTTAGCGGAGTCGTATTACAAGAAGGATTGATGTTTTTAAAATATTCGGTCCGATTATTTGTTTTCATGGTTCCCTTTTGTATGTAGTAAAGAATAATTATAAATGACAAAGAAAGAAATAAAAACGTAAAACTTACTTGAGGGTTTAAAGGTAACGACACGAGAAATACTAGGATAGTAAATCTAGAGAAGGCATTAAGTTGCTTACACAGAGGCATGTTTTGGGTAGGAATAATTTGTTTGCTACAAACGAGCTCAGACGGTTTCCGAATCCAAAAAAGCTCGGGTATAATCTCATCCTGAAATTTTTTTCTGGACATTTATATTAGGATTAAATTAAAAAACGAAAAATTTAAATTATGTACTACTGCTACAAAAAATGAGCCAAAAACAAAATTCTTTAAGTAAAAATTCCCGAAAAAAATATGTGTTCACTCTCAAAGGTGTCAATACCGAGAAAGTGGATCAAAGATTTGGTATAACTATCATTTCCAACATTAATATATCGGATAAACAACCCCAAAATACTACAAATCTGTCCGATTTATCGGCCAATAAAAATACACCTGAAATCATCTCTTTTTTGGATGAAGCTAAAAAATCACACAAGTGTGTTGTCTCGATGGTTGATTTTCACACAGGGAAAGGGTTTGATGGTAAGATAGATTATAGCGCATACGATTGTTTTTGGTGCAGGCATTCGATTCCTGTCAATATCTTAGCAATCGGTTGCCCCATTAAATATATACCGAACCAAGCAATCAAAACATATTATTCTGAAATAAGCAAAGATACATACACAATTAAAGAAGACATTACAACGGAGAGAATTCGTTTATTGATGGAATTGAAAGACAGCCGAGTAACCGCCATAAAAAGAGGTTATTATCTAACGGATGGTATTTTTTGTTCTTTTAACTGTTGTATGGCGTTTATTGATGACAATAAGCATAACTCGATGTATAGCTTGTCCGAAATGTTGCTGCTGAAGATGTACAATGATTTCTATCCGGGGAGTGTACCATTTATAGAAAAAGCAGCCCACTGGAGAAAATTGATACGGTATACCGGAGATCTCACGATTGAACAGTTTCGCGATAGCTTTAATAAAATAGTATATCAACCTCACGGATATGTTGCTGAACCCCCACGATTTAGGTCTCTTGGGATATTATTCGAAGAAAAACTGAAATTTTGACGATTTATATTAACAAGAATAAATGGCAGACAAGAAATCTATTCACACACTAATGTTAATGTTATTTTTTGTAATATTAGCTGCTACAGGTGGTACTCTACTATTTGCGTTATCTGACAAAGCTGCGCAAGATAAGACCGATCATCTTACCGAAACAACTCCTCAATCCGCTATTGAGGCAGATACACAGAAACTAAGGAGATACACTCTGATATCTGGGATATAAAAGGGATAAGCAAGGGATATAAACGGGATGGATGAGATTTTGTATAAATTCGTGATTTATACAAAATGAGAACTTTGAAATATAATTAAGGTTTCAGTAATTCATTTGAAAAGCCATAGGCTGTGGTCGCCTTTCCCTAATCTTAATCGGGGGATGACTTCGTAATCCGTGCGGGTTCGCCTCTCCTAGTACAGTAGTCCAGATGCTTAGATTTTTATTACATTGGTCCATACCAAGATTAACCTTAACATCTGTCGTTATAATATTTATAACCTGGTCAATCATTCTTTGAACATAGTTTTGTCCTCTACTTTTCGGAATATTATATCTACCATATATATCGCCAGTTTCAGGTCTAAAATTTTCGTAGACTTGTGACATTATATGGCATATAGTTTCATCCGGGACAATGATCGGTCTGTTATCTTTATCAACTCCCATGAGAAGCTCTGTAATCTTACACGACATCTTTCTCAGATTTTCTTTAGAGAAATACTGTTGAAGGCATGAAGGTCCACAAGTTGGACCGCACATATGTGAGGAAAAGCCAACATGTCTTATGTATTGATCATTACAAACTTCTCCACAAATTTCTGTCGCATATTCCATTTATTATTGATACTGAAATTATTTAAATAAAATATTTCTTGGCTGATATAAAAATGGGAAATACAACAGGATTATTTATTGGAGCATTCGTAGGAGTATTTATTGGCGCGTTATTCGGGTATAATCTTTGGGGGGACCAATATACCGATAAAACTTTAGCAGCAGTCGGGTGGGCAGTTGGACTTGCCGCAGTGGGTGCAGTCATCGGTTATTTTATAGGTGGCGCTACCAAAGAAAATTACGAAGAAAATTACGAAGAAAATTATCAGGAGAATTATCAATCTTTACTAAAAACTAATGGGGGAAAGTTATTCGATGATGATGAGGAGGATGAGGATGATGAGGAGGATGAGGATGATGAAAATTTCCATTTAAAATATAGATAGATTTTGATAAATGGAACCTCAACTTTCAGTATTGTTATATAGTAAATACTCTGCAGCCTCAAAAAGACTTGAAAACATTATTCAATCAAGCGGGGTTAATATACCTCTTCAGCCAGTATGTGTAGATAATCAACTTATTAGGGAAAGAATATCACAAAATAATCAAATCCAGATAACATCTGTCCCTTGTATATTACTTATTTATCCGGATGGAGGAATAGAAAAATTTGATGATGCATACGCATTTAAATGGGTAGAGGATATTATTAGTAAAGTTACCCCACAACGCCCTGAGATGTCGGAACAGGAACAATGGCAAAGACAACAAGCTCATGAACAAAGGCTTCGTGTTGAACAGGAACAAAGACGGCAGCAAGAAAGACTACAGCAAGAAAGAGAAAGAGAAAGAGAAAGAGAAAGAGAAAGAGAAAGAGAAAGAGAAAGAGAAGAAAATAAACGTATGTATGAACAGCAATACGAAGAACAACAATATAAGGAACAATATAAGGAACCTCGTGAGAGACGAACTCCACCAAAAAAACATCGTAGAAGAAGAGTTAAACAACGAAGAGCAGAGCCTATAGTAGAACCAAAACATACATCAATTGACGATTTACCTTCGGATGAGGAAGATCCAGCAGCATCTGATAGGTATCGATCTCGAAAACCAGTCGGAAGTATAAGAAAGGGAAAGGGAAATTATGAAATAAGTGATGAAATGTTTGTAGGAGAAACCCCTGATATGAGAAATCCGAGGAGAAGTGCTGTTAAAGTTTCTAGAACAAATACACAATCCGATAATAATGATATAATGGCCAAAGCAAAAGCGCTTGCTAAAGGACGCGAACAAGATCCTCCTCCACCTGGGCACCCATCTGATCGTAGGAGGTGAATAGTTAAATATAAGTTAAATATAAGTTAAATATAAGTTAAATATTTATTATATTTATATAGTCATAATATAAATATAATTTAGACATGCCTCACGATCCAAGTAAACCGTGTCTTATACTTGATTTGGACCAAACTCTAATCAGTGCCGAAGCCAGTGAAGATCTTGATTTTAAAGACCCAGAATTCCAAGAAAAAAGTAAGAGATTTCGTTCCGATAATATGGAGGGTTACTACGTGGTATACAGCCGCCCTCATCTTCAGGAATTTTTAGACTACATATTTGAGAACTTTAATGTGTGTGTATGGACCGCAGCAAGTAAAGATTATGCACTTTTCATTATTAAAAATATCATTCTAAATAATGACTCGAATAGAAAATTAGATTATATATTCTTCTCATACCATTGTGATTGGTCTAAACGAAAGAAAAAATATACAAAAGATCTGTGCATGTTTTGGGATATATACAAATTACCTGGCTATGATCAATCCAACACAGTTATTCTCGATGACTATAAAAATGATGTGCATAAGTGTCAACCCAATAATTGTATTATTGCTCCACCATTTGAATTCGTTAAAGAAAATAGCCATAAAGACACTTTCTTAAAAGATCTCATACCAGAACTAGAAAAAATGAAAGAACGTGTAAAAAATAACAATCCAGAATTGGCATCACCTATCAATACTCATTTTAAAACACACACCTAATCTTTTTCCTTTATCCTCCATATTCCTTTATCTTTGTCGTAAATCACTGTCTCATCTCCTATCATAAATTCATCAGTGTCATTTTCCGTATTATTTTTCGTATTATTTTTCGTATCAGGTTTAATATCAGGTTTAATATCAGGTTTAATATCAGGTTTAATATCAGGTTTAATATCAGGTTTAATATCAGGTTTAATATCAGGTTTAATATCAGGTTTAATATCAGGTTTAATAT